ATGCCTTGCGTTTGTTGTGGTGTCAAATACTCTTCAAGGCCAGAACCGCCCATGCCAAAGAGTAAACCACCGAAATCTTGAGTCGTTGCCATCATTTACCCCTTACATAAAACCGAGCAAACCGCCAGCCAAAGCGCCATAACCAGCACCTGTTGAGCCGCCAATCATGTTGCCCAACATACCGCCAGACAAAGCACCACCCAAAGCAGATGCTGTTTGGTTTTTGTAGATTGGTGTTGTTTGCGTACCGCCCAAGTTTGCTGGTTGCAAACCGAGAGCAGCTTGAGAGATGCTTAAACGCTCCAAAGCCAGATTGCGTTCAGCATCCAACTTAGCTTGCTCTTGAGCTTGACGTGCAGCTTCTGCTTGCATGATGGCTTGTGCGCCAGCAATACCCAAGTTTTGCTGTTGAGCGCCAAGAGTACCAAGTTGACCAGCAGCGTTCAAACGAATACCAGCACCTTGAGCAATTGCTGCTTGGTTAGCCAAGTCAGCTTGCTGTCGCAGTTGAGTATTTGCTTGCTCTGTCGTCATGTCCACACCTTGGTTAGCCATCTGAGCTTGCAAGATACGAGCAGCATCAGTTTGACCAAGTTGAGCAGCAGTTGTGAAGCCAGTAGAGCGCAAGTTTGCGGCAGTAGTTGCAGCATTTCGCAAAGCCGCTTCATTTGTCAAAGACTCTGCAACACCTTGACGTGAACCGCCAAATGCTTTTGCAGCAGTAGCAGAAGCGCGATCAGTTAAAGCAGCGCGTTGACGTGCAAGCTCGATGTCACCAAGAGCAGATTGAACAACTTGGTTTTCGTATGGGTTTTGATATTGCCCCATAAACTGAGCGCCAGTATTCATACCGACATTTTGAATTGCACCACGGTTGATCTGAGAAGCAGCAATTTGCTCTGGTGTGTAACCTGTCTCAAGACCTGTCAAACGTGAGGCTTCAGCCGTTTGGCGCTGACCAACACCGTTCAATCCTAAGTTGCGCAATTGCTCTTCAGCGGTTGCATAGTTGCCGCTAAAGTCAGCAAACTGTTTTGCCTGAAGGCCACCAGCAACACCGCGAGCCTCTTCCAAGTTGCGCAGATACGCAGCCTTCATCTCAGGGTCAATTGATGTTGATGAAGTGCTAGATGATGGTGTGCTGCTGCCGCCAAGTGCTTTTGCAGCAGTTAAGCCAAGGCCAGCAGCTTGCAATGGGTTAGCAGCAGCCCAATTCATTGCGCTACCAAGCAGACCAGAACTAGCAGCACCAGTACCGCCAGCAGCTAGTGAAGTACCTAGTCCAGCACCTATCCCACCGAGCGTAGTGCCACCAGCAGTAAGCCCAAGGCCACCAAGACTAGAGCCGCCAGCTAAAGCAGCTTCAGTTCCAAGAGTTGTCCCGAGACCAGCGCCAAGGCCACCAAATGCACTTGTTCCAGCTCCAGTAAGTCCTAATCCTGAACTGCCAGCAGTAAGTCCTGAGCCTAGTCCAGTACCAGCAGCACCAGCACCGCCAAAAGCACCAGCAGCACCCAAGCCACCAGCAGCTAATGCAACTCCACCCCAACCCATAGGGATTTCATCGTTTACAAAGTCATCAATGCTGCTGCCAATATCGCTAATGCCGCTTACAACTCCACCCATGTCATTCCCCTTTGTTACGCTTTGAAGCGTAGATGTAGGCTTTCGAGCCATCAATCAAAACTATTTGACACTTCTCAATCCAGCCAAACGACTCGGCGAATTTCTTGAGCTTGGTGTCCTCTTCGCGAATAAAAGCCAAAACTGGACAATCGACCAATGCCAGCAATTTATTCACATCATTCTTGTATCTCTTTTTGATCTCAGCCGTCCACTTAAAAGTGTCCGTATGAAACCAAATGTTGCTCTTGAAGTATTCAAAATACATGATGTATTCCTTACGGATACAAACTGGTACTTTTCCTCCACTCAACTCTTGCATCAATTTTAGTCTCTGATTGGCTCTTTAGCGCATCACTCGTTTATCGCTGTCCAGCAGCGACCGCATCTAGACGCATTACGCCAACACGCCAATCTTGCAATGTATTGCCCGTCACTCGCATCTTTACTTGACGGCCTGAGAAACGAACGTCAGTTGGTTGATTGACGGTATATGGACCATAAGTTGTCTCGTCTGACATTGGATACATCCGAGTCTTAAACGAGAGAACAACCTCACCAAGACTTTGCTCGTCAGGAATGACTTGACGCACAGACATCACGTTGTCACCAGCACCAACCTCAATCGGTCCAGACTCTGCGTACACCGTAGCGCCTTCATAGTTAAAGCCAACTTCGTGTTCGTAGATGTAGCCATCAGTTGACACCATCAAAGGATTAGTGAAAACCCCACGATCAGCTCCAGCAGTACGACCAAGAGTACCAATAGCCCAATGACCTTCTCGATAGTTATATGTGACATATGAATCGTTCTCTGTCGCAGCAGCAGATGGGTAGAACCAAGTTACTTCGCCAAACTTACTGTTGTGTACGCAATAAACCTTGCTGGCTTGGTTGTAGTTAATGTTGTTCAGGATGTAATCACTCACATCTGATGGCAATGGCTTGACGTATCCGTCATATATCCAGAAACCTGATGAAGACAACCAGATTGCAGCCGTATCAATAGCAGCCACAGCTTGAGTGGAAATCACACCGCAACCAGCGCCAACCTTCTCAAACGAGTAGACGTATGGAGCGCCAATGTATGTTGAGGCATGGACATCAACGTCAGTAAACAGCAAGTTCAAACCGCGCAGACGTTTACCGCACTTGATGGAACCAACTGTTACCAATTCAAAGTCGCCAGCCTGATTAGTTGTAGAAGGAGTCCAAACAGTATTGTTTTCTTGGTCACACCAAGCCACTTTGCGTGGGTTACCGCCAGCACCAAGAGCAAAGACAAAGCGCTCAGATGTAGTCATCACAGCAGTACATGACGTTGGAGCATTGGTAATGACAGCAGCATCAGTTGGCGTTCCAAAGTCAAGCTGCCACTCAAGCAACTTGCCGTCTTCAGTAGAACAGGCAACCAAATACTCGCCCCAAGTATCCATGCTCCAAGTTGTAGCTGGAAGATATGTGCCTAAGTCTGGACGAGCAACGCCATAAGCGTAAGAGCCGTAAGTTGATTGGCCGTAACCAATTTTCAGCACAGCATCAGCACGACCAGACGTAAAGCCTGTTGGCGTGATGTCTTTCAGAGTGCCTGATTCATTCATCACATAAAGGTTTGAATGAGTACCAGCAGCAATGTAACGCTCGTTAGAGTTATTGCGCCAAGTAATTAAGCCACGGCATTTCCCTGTCATTTGGCTGCTTGAACGCTTACGCCATCCGCCTAAAGGACGAAGCGTATTCTCGTACCAGCGCACCAAATTTGAGTCATACCAACGGCCTGACGCTTGATACTCAGTACCGTTACGGTAAACACCAGCAGGGATTTTGAGAGGAATGAGTGCCATGATTAGTTCGATACAAATGAAAGCGTTACAACAACGCTTGGGATTGATGGACGAGCATATGGTGTTGTTTGAACAGCATATGCTTCAAAATATGCTGTTGTGCTAGAACTTGCAGCCCATAACTCAACATGATCGCCACTAACAAGGTCAATATAGAAGTTGCAAGCGCCAATCAAATAACCATCAGATGAGCCATGCTTGCTTGGGACATCAAATTTACTTGCTGTTCCAGATATATCTGTGCCATTTTTTCTCAACCAAACAACAACATGGTCAACTGATGTTGACGTATTTGCCATTTGGATGCTGAACTGGTAGTTGTATTTTCCTGCTTGAACAACATGAAGGCCATCACTTGTGTCTAGCGTAACCCCATTCAAGAAGTCTGTTACGTTGCAAGTAACAAGATAAGCTGTATTTGCTGCCGCAAATGTAAAGTCTGTACTTCTTTGAACCGCACCATAAGGAAAGTTTAAAAACTTCCCTCCACGGGTCCCAAACAAAGAAGAGACTGCGCCTGTAAGTTTCGTGAAAAATGTCCGTAAAGCAGCATTAGTCTGAGATACAGCCAGACGGTCATACACAGGTTGCGGATTAGGCAAGTCTGGCGTTGCTGGCGTATTGAGTTGCTGGTTTACGTTTGGCATAGCCTGTATTTTCGCTGAAATTAGGCTTGTAAAACCGCCAGTGCTTCATTGGTGTGTTTTACTCGGTCGTCTAGACCAATCGTTCCACCGTTGATCTTCTTGGTCAGTCCGACCCAGTTTGCTGCTTCAGCCAAAGCATTGCAGTTGTGGGTTGACCAGAACCAGCCAGCCGTCAATGCAGCAAACTTTGGCGTAGCAACCAAGTCAGGCTCCATCACGAAGTCCTGTCCCAAATCCTTGCCAGCATGGAAATAACCACTATGCCCAGTTAATTGGATGCAACCCCTGCCACGAAAACGATACCCATCACCTGACGCTTCATCTCTGTTTCCCATACGGTTCGAGTAAACGCTGTTGGCAATTTTTCGAG